AAAAATAAAAAATATATAAGACTGATAGTATCAAAAAGAGAGTAATACTCCTATAAAATTGAGTAAAAATAGAGAGAGAGAGAGCCGAAGAAAAAAAAAAAACTTTATATTTCAAAAAAAAAAATATAAAAAAAAATTTCAAAATAATTTTTTTTTTATTTTTTTTAGAAAAAGTTTTTTATTTCTGCATTTGGGTCAAGACTGACCAGTCTTACTTTTTAAAATGAAAAGGGTCAAAAACGGACTTTTTTTAATCGGTTTCAGTAATGTCCCAAATGGCGACTTTTGGCTGTTTTTATTTGGGACACGACTGGTCAGTCTAAAAAAATAAGATATTAATATTATATTTGAGATGAATTACAATCTCTTTTAATTTATTAAATTCGTCAATTATTGTTTATATATATATTATAAAAAATTCGGAATTATTATTTGAAATTAACAAATAACTTATATAAAATTTTATACAATGGATAAAATAATTAAAGATAAATTTTCTCAAAAAATTTTTTACTTTAACTTAATCTATACTGGGTGAAGATGAATATATATAGCTAGTAAAAGAATTCCGAATATTTGTAAAAATCCCAGAAATTTTATCAAGATTTTTATCAATAGTTTCTTTTTTATGGTAATGACAATAATCAATGAAAAAACTAGTATTATAACAATTTATAATTTGAGTATTATATTGTAATTCAGCTTCTTTATATAATTCACCTGGAATAAATCTTTTAATAATTTGATTTTTTATAAATTCTTCTGTAAACTTTCCATTATCAATATCGGGTGATAATTTGGATAACATAGTGAGAAGTGCTAAGAAAATATTACTATGACGGCGTAAACAATTATATGCTTTTGAACATAGAGATTTGAATTCCGTATATCCTTTTGAATTTTCTCCACCGAGTGCATCTATCATTTCAGGAGTTATTTTCATAATTGGTGCTAATGGTTTAGGGTCATTTCCTAAAATATATCCAAAATCGATATGAAAAAGAAGTCCTGTATCTGTTATCATAATGTTATCTAAATGACGGTCGCCTAATCCTAATAAATAACTTACAACACAAGAAGCAGCACAACTTTTAATAAAATTATTTCTAATTATATTAATTGGTAAATTCGGATTATTTTGAATAATATAATTTTGAATAGTTAATTTTTCTTTTAATTCAATATTATACAATGTTTTTGAATTAGGGACAATGCTAATAAATCCAGCATCAATTCCAACAGGTAATATTGCGTATGTTACAAAATTTAGATCAATATTATCACGTTTAAGGATAATATCCATTAGTTTAATAATTTTCATTATAATTCTTTCTTTTCGTATATCTTCATATTTAAATAATATTTTTCGTTTAGTATTATTTTTATTATAGTGTGAAAACATTAGTGGGCGAGTAGCACTATTCATTCGAATAGTTTTATCATAATCGATTTTGGAATTTGTAGTAAATGGAAAAGGAATATTTTGAAAATTATGATCTAATTTTTCTAAAGTAGAAATAATTTTTTCAATTGTAATATTTTGAAACGTTTTAAATAAAGATATCATATCAATTGATTTTGAAAAATTGATATTCATTTTTTTTTGAATTATACTCATAATATTTTCATAACAAGATACTAATTTATAATCAGCATCATTTTTTTGATTATATAACTCCCAATATGTTTCTGAAGCAAAAAAATTATTTACTTTTGCCTTATTTATAAGAAAATTACTAATAAGTTTTGTTGAATTATTTTCATAAAATAATTCAAATCTAATATGATAAACCAAAAATGGTAAATAACATAACAATTCTTCTATAGATGTTTTTTTTAAACATTCTATAGCATAATTTCTTATTTTATAACTTGTTATTTCTGGATAAAGTAATTGTATACAATCTTCAGCTTTTAATGTTTTCCTACAATCACGGGTACACATAAGTGTCCAACATTTACATTTTTTTTTATCACTATATAAAATATCTAATACTTCATTTTCAATTTGAGAAGAAATATTATTCCAATTAATAGATTTAATAAGTTGTACTATAAGTTTACTATGACCATAAAATAAAAAACGATTTTGTAATAAAATTCTCTTCTCTTTTTCTGTGAATGTATGATTTGGCAAGGAATATTGTAATTCTCTAAAATTTGATAAATAATAGTTTGCTATACACATCCATGTTTTACATACTTTTTTTAGATTACGATAATCTTTAACATTTAAATCAAGCAAATCAAATACTTGAGTTATAGGTTTAAATTTTTGTATTTCATATATTTTTGTATTACATTGGGTACAAACTCTTTGATTTTGTCGTAAATGTTTAAAATCGGCAGTAGAATCTTTACTTAAAATTCCAATATTATTATATAAATTTTGAATTGGTAATTCATTTTCAGTTATTTCATTTGGTATATCTATCCACTGACAACAACAATAATAGCAAAAAATTCTACCGCAACATCTACAATGATGTTTTCTTGTCATAAAACAAAAATTTGTATTACACGAATAACATTTAGTAACATTAAAATCATCTACCCAAAGTTTTAGATTTCGATTTTCAATATTTCCATAATATGATTTTTTTTTCCTACGTGAAAATTTGTTATACACTATTTTATTAGTATTTATTCTTTTTTTATTATCAACAAACATTGAGAAGGATACATCGTTTTTTAAATTAGATGATGACATTTCTTGATTAATTGAATATTCATTATTATTATTATTTTTTGGACTAATATCTTTAAAATTAACATTCATAAACTATCCTTAATATATATGCGAGAAAAATTTTTTATAAAAATATGTTTCACTAATTAATTAATTAAATTATATGATTATATAATATATTAGTTAATTAGTAAATTATGATAAAATATATTAAGGAAAAAAAACTAAACAAAACAAATAATAAATTTAAATACATTTATTATGAAATAAATGGTAAAATTAAAAAAAAAATAAGTTCCAAAAAATACAATAAAAATAAGAATAAAAATAAATTTGGAGGAAGTAAAGGTATTATTATTCTTCGTAAACAAAATAATACACCAATTAGTGAAAATATAAAAAAAATAGTACAAACAAATAAAAATTTACTTTCGATTTTAAGTAGATATAATTTAGATAATCGTTTTGAAAGAGTTGATGATATTGTTATTCATGGTATTAATTATGCATCTTATAAAACAACACCAAAAACTTTGAAATTAATTAAAGATATTGAAAAAGAACAAAATATTAAAATTTTAGGAGATAATATAGAATATACTGAACGTGATATTAATAAAGACTTATTTGTATGGAATTATAAAACAAATGGTGTTTTAATCGGTAATGTTGAACATGGTATTTTTGATCCGACTGGACAACAATTAAATCCATTAACAAATAAAAGATATTCAAAAGAATACATTGAATATGCTAAAAATTGGAGTGGACAACCAATTTATGAAGAAAGAAATACTATTATATCGATAATTGAACAAAATCAAGTAATATTAATAAAATCTGGAACAGGGAGTGGAAAAACAGTAATTGTTCCAAAAATTGCTTTACATGTTATAAATTATGGTTATGGATATACAAATGTTATTGAAAATAGACAAAAGAATATAGAAGGAGAAAATAATAACAATCAACCAAAAAGAGAAAGTAAAATTGTTATTACTTTACCGAAACAAATTATTACAAGAGAAACAGCAGAATGGGCCGCATTAACACTTGACGTTGAATTAGGTAAAGAGGTTGGATTTAAACATCAAGATTCAAAAATTACGGATATTAATGATGAAAATGAAAAAAGTGCATCATATGATGAAAACAAAACTATATTATTATATGCAACAGATGGAACATTAGAACAAAAATTAATAAAATATCCTACTTTAAGAAATGAATTTGGTCAAAATCTTTATGATATAGTCATAATAGATGAAGTTCATGAGAGAAATGAAAGAATTGATTTTATACTTTATATGTTAAAATATGCATTAAAACATAATGATACTTTAAAATTAATTTTGATGAGTGCTACAATTGATACGGAACCTTTCAAAAAATTTTTTAATGAATTTAAATATCAAGAATTTACTGCTTCGTCAAAAACACCGAAACCAATTACAGATATATGGATAGATACAAAAAATAGCAAATCTTATATTGATGAAGGTATAAAACAAATTAAAAATATTTTAGAAAATGAAATAACAGAATTAGATGATGAAGACATAACTGATCCCGAATATGAAAGAATGAAATATATAAAAACTTTATATGATGATATATCAAAAGAAGATAGACAAACAATTTTAAATGTTCAAGATCCGAAACAAAGACCTGAACTTGAAGATATTGAATTATTAAATCCGAAAGGATCAATTTTAATGTTTGTTCCAAATATGAATAATAAGGATAAAATATGTAATGAATTGGCAGAATTTAAAGATAATTTATTTTTAAATACAAAAGTATATTGTACTGGATTAACTGGCAAAACTGCACAAAATACAAAAGAAAAAGACTTAGTAATTGATCCTATTAAATATAAATCTGAACCGAATGGTCCTTATGGCAGAAAAGTTGTAATAGCAACAAATGCGGCAGAATCTTCTATAACAATAAAAGAATTATCGTATGTTATAGATACAGGATATGAAAAATCTGTTACTTATGATCCAGATAAAATGATGACACTATTAGAAGAAAAAAGATGTACACAAGCACAAGCTAAGCAAAGATGGGGAAGAGTTGGAAGAACTAAACCTGGTGTATGTATTAGATTATATACTAAAGATGAATTTGATAAACAATTTAAAAAATTCCCAGAACCTAATTTATTAACAACTGATTGTTTACCTTATATTTTTAGAATATGTGATATGGTAGAAACTCAAAATATTTATTCTGAATTACTTCAACATAAACATACAAATATTTATAATATTCATAAAATTAAGGAACTCATGACTGAACCAGATTTCTTCTTATCTCCTATCAAAAAAAATTATTTTGATAGTTCTTATAAAATTTTAGATGCTTTCGATTGTTTTAATAAAAAAGGAGATTTTACTATTAACTTTTATATATTAAAAGAGATTTATCAAATTTTAAAAAAATTTGATATAACCATACCCTTTACTATAATGGATGCAAGAGTAATGATTGAAAGTTTCATATTTGATTGCTTAGATGAAACAATAGAATTTATTTTATGTTATAAAAATTTTTCTAGTAAAGGTTTATCAGGTATATTTCCAACAGAAATGAATGATAAATTACGAACAAAACCTAAAAATTATGATTTAGAAGATAAATTATTAAAAACATACAAGAAAACTATTAAAAATTTTATAAATAGACAAAGTGATCATTTAACTCTTTTTAATATTTATAAAAATTATGAAAAAACAACAAATTTTAAAGATGAAAAATTAAATCAAAAATGGGAAAAAGAGTTTTTTATTAATTCAGTTCCTTTTAAAAAATTAAAAAAAATGATTATAAAATCTAAATATTCACTAATACAAATATTTGATAAAAATTTTAAACTTTTTTGTAAACAAGCGAAAAATCTACCTTATCCAAATTCGCTTGAAAATTTAGACGATATAGATTATGCAACAAAATTTAAAACTTTTTTTAATAATGTAGAATATCAACAAAAATATAGTCCAATTGTTTCTTTTGCTATTACAGAATTATTTAATCAACAAAAAAATGTTTCTGAATTTTCTGAATATAAACTTATAGATAGTATAGATATAAAAGATATTAAAAGTAATGTACAAAAAATTTTTGATACATCAAAAATTTCTTTAAAATCAAAAATTATTCAAAAATTAACAGACATATTTAATAAAAAACTTCAAACCGATAATATTATTATTGATAATACAATTGATAAAATTAATCTGCTAATAAATAATGATAACAATATAGAAAATTTAAAAAATCAACTAATATACTCATTCTATATTAAATTATCTGATGATAATTTATTTCAAACTGGTGGTAGTTGGTTTAGTAATCCAAAAGTAAAAGTAGAAATAGAAGTAGAAGAAAATAAAATAGATTTGATGAATATTCAAAATGATATATCAAATATTAACGATTTAGATAAAAAATTATTAAAATGCCTATTATCTGGATATAAAATACATCTTGCCCAACAGGTACAAAATAATGAAAATAATGAAAATAATGAAAATGATTCAAATATCATCCAATATGATAATTGTTTTCCAAAAGATTCTATTACACTAAACTGGAGTGAATTTTCTCAAAAAAATCGTATATCAACAGTTGAATTAAAAAACATTACAGATAAAAATGATGAAGATAAATACATTATTTATGATAATATATCTCGTAATATAGTAAAACAGCCTAATAAAGATACATCTACTAATTATGATACTGCATATTTAATTACAGTAATACCACAAAATTTTGTTCATAATAATAGTGGAACAATTATTCCTACCAATGATGATAATGGTGTTAAAGGAAATGGAAAATGTTCATGGTAAATATATTTATCTAAATGGTAATTTAGAACTGTTTGTAAAATCTAAAATATTACAAAAATATTTAAGAATATTTTAGATATTAGACTATAATAATAAAAATATATTATTATGAAAATATAATATGGTATAAAATTTAATTTACAAAAATAAAAAAATAAATTAAAATAATTTAGTATTATATTAAAATGTTTAGTATTGGAATAATCGGAAATGGTTTTGTTGGAAAAGCAACGACTCAATTAGAGTGCGATAACCTTAAATTGCGAATATATGATATTAATCCTGCTTTGTGTATTCCATTAGGAATTACTTTAGAAGATATTTGTAAATGTAATATGATATTTATTTCTGTTCCTACTCCAATGAAACTTGATGGAAGTTGTCATACAAAAATAGTTGAAGATGTTGTCAATAATATTTCTAAATATATTGATTTAGATAAAAAACATGTAGTAATTCGTTCAACTATTCCAATAGGAACATGTAATAAATTAAATTGTTATTTTTTTCCAGAATTCTTAACAGAAAAGAATTATATGAATGATTTTCGAGAAACAAATCCTTGGATTTTTGGATTAAAAAGTAATGATATACAGAATAATAATTTTAAATCTTTGATAACAAAGATTTTAAATACAGCTAAGGCAAATAATAAAATTATTAATTCAAAGTGTAAATTTGTGAGTAATAATGAAGCAGAGGCTATAAAAATATTTAGAAACACATTTTTAGCAACAAAAGTTTCTTTTTGTAATGAATTTAATGAATTTTGTACTAAAAAAGGTATAAATTATGAAAATGTTAGAAATATTGCGACATTGGATTCAAGAATTTGTTCAAATCATAGTTTTGTTCCTGGACCCGATGGTAAATTTGGTTTTGGTGGAACATGTTTTCCAAAAGATATTAATAGTTTAAAATATCAAATGGATAATATTGATATGGAATCATTTTTAATTAAAGCTGTAATTAAACGAAATGAAAAAGTAGATCGTCCAGAACAAGATTGGAAAAAAGATAATGGCAGAGCTGTAATTGATAAGTAATTTATTAAATTGATATAAAATCATTTATAATTACAGCAATAATTGAGTAAAATGATTAAACTGTAATTTGTAAGTAATTTATTAATCAAAATTGAAATAAAATTATATTTTTATTTCAATATAAATTAAAATATATTGTATAAAAATTATGTTTTTACATTTTTCATTAAAATATATATTTATGGCATTTGTAAAATTATCATTATCTGTATTATGTTCAGCCATAATAAGTATTGAAAGAGAAATGCATAGTCATCCTGGAGGAATGGCTACACATGTATTAGTTGGATTGGGTTCTTGTTTATTTACAATAATATCTGTAAATTTACGAGAAGAATATGAATCGCCAAATGCAGATCCTGCTCGTATATGTGCTCAAATCGTAAGTGGAATGGGATTTTTAGGTTCTGCTACAATTTTTAAGAGTAATAATTATGTAAAGGGTATAAATACAGCTGCTAGTTTATGGATATCTGCTGCAATATCAATGGCAATCGGTGCAGATTTATGGGAAATCGGATTAATTACTTCTGGTTTTACTTGTTTGGTATTATTTTTAAATAATAGATATAAAAAATATCATTATGGTAAAAAAAATAAAATAAAAAAAAAAAAAAAAAAAAAAAAAAAAAAAAAAAAAAAAAAAAAAAAAAAAAAAAAAAAAAAAAAAAAAAAAAAAAAAAAAAAAAAAAAAAAAAAAA